CTGAAGAAAGTTAGTCCGCACATAACATTCTATGGGCGGTATGTTAGCGTTTATGTATGCCATGATAGTATATATCCTCAATCAAAGAAGAAAAGATGGAACAATCTAGAATTTATTATCGATTGACCAAAATATTCATTAGCAGCATGTATACACTTTGCATCAAAAAGAACCAAACGATTAAATACATTACCAGCCGTATCTACAAGTTCAAATTTAGATCGATCGTAGTATCCGCCATTAAAGGCAAGTTCCGATCCTGGATCAGTTTCACATCTGGCACCAGTTGCTTTGTGTGCGAATAATGATGTGCCGCTTTGGTATGGTGCGCCAGGAGTTAAGTAAATCATTCCAGCCCAAGTTTGATTGTCCCAGTGATACACTAACGCATCTTCTGGTGTGCAATACTGGAACACGCCATTCATTCCATGCTCATCCCACACAGTAATCTTTTTACCTATAATCTCTTCAAACCTCTGACGCATCTGTGGCGTTTTGTACGACTGAGTTCTTTTACCCTTGTAGTATCGCAGATCCTCAGTGTATTCTAATTGCAAGGCAAAGTTTCTAACCAGTTCTGGGTCATCATAAAAGTCATCAACAATAAACATTCGCTTCGTGTTTTCTTTCTTTACAGCAAATACAGTTCCAAGATGAAGCGTTGTATACTGCGCAGTCAACTCACTTGCAATTTTATGCAAGTATTGCGGGTGTGTACCAGTGTCATGATAAAGGTTTTGATTAATGAGAAAGAAAAACTCTGGGAAAGGATTCTTTCGTTCTGGTTGCATCAGTTTTTCTGTGCATTGAACCATCCTTCGATAATCCATCAACTCCCAATATGTTTCGGCAAGATTAACAAGGTGATCGTTTCTAGGTGGGGCAAACTGTTCTGATTCTTTGTAGAATTCAATTGCCTTGTAATGCTCGTCTAGAAATCTATATGCATTACCAATACTGTTCATGGCAAAGTAAGCCATCTCATCAATATTTTTTGCTTTCTTCGTATTGCTATAATCGTGCGTATAGTCTAAGATTTGTTGGAAATAGAATATGCAGCGGCGAGCGTATTCTTCCTGGTGTATGTTTTTCAGTGGGAAAAAGTTTCCGCGATAGCAATCTTCATATGACTTACCGATATACCAAAAATGATACAGGTCAGTCAGCATTGTTCCTTCGCGAATCAATCGCTCTTCTAACTTCAACGCATCGCTAACATATTTCGTTGGAACAGTGTAACTTTCTCCCTGCATCACACCGCCAATTAATCTAAACTTATATCCTAGATTTTTGCGTTCAAAGTTTTCACCAACACCTTCTATGTCTAGATAGATGGTCTCGTGCGCTGGGTCGTGATTGAAGCGCCACGGTAACTTGGCGTTCCAGATCCATGCTCTGAAATAGATTAGAGGGTCAGCAATAGATGTTACATGAAATGCTTGAGTAGAATGATTGTCAAACGGTGACCAATCAAAGTCACTATCGACGATTAATGTCTCGTCACAATCCATCTTCATAATCCAGTCGCAGCCATGTTCTGTTTGGCGGCACTTCTGTAAGAGATGGTCACGATTCCAACCAAAGTTTACCCAGCCTTCTTCAACTTGGTAAACAAATCCTGGGATATTGTACTTTTCCTGCCATGCCTTTACAACTTCTGGTGTTCCATCCGTAGAACCATTATCCTGTAGAATCCAGTAATCAATATACGGAGCAACAGATTCTAGCATCTTCCCGATGTTCTGCGCTTCATTCTTGAACATCGAGATCATTACAATTTTAGTTTTCTTGTTCATATTTTTACTGGGTGTGGTCTACGCTTATCAGACTTAATGGCAACTAACCAAGCATCTGTGATTGCAATATTATCGCTTCGTGGTTCCCACCAAAAGGTATCAAGTTTAAATTCCTGAAACCGAATCTTGTCGTTGCGAATAAACATTGCCTTATCTTTTCTGGTGTAGTACCAGAAGCAGTTTTCATTCCAGTAACTCACGTGCGTTGGGTCTTGAAATGCACCGCGACCATCTGTTGAGGGCACCTGAATGAATACCCAACCATCATCAGCAAGAACACGGTAGATCTCTGCCATAATCTTGTGTTTATCGTTAAGATGCTCTATAATATGCGAAGCGTTGATTACACCAACGCTGTTATCTGGAAGCGGAATGCCATTATTAAGATCAGCGGTAACATTACCATCTTCTAAATCAATATTGATATTGCATCCAGCCCGAGGATTAATGCCGCCGCCTAATTCTACAATATCCAACCCTCTGTCTTTCGCATCTTTACACGCAAGATCCCACGCATACTGCTTAAACAACTCTCTAGTTGTATCTTGAATTGCTTGATTTCTTTCTAACCAAGTATTGTTACCAGTAATCCTGTAGACATACAGAGGCTTATTGATATGATGCATCTTGGTGTTCAAGTATGTGCGGATAACCAATTCATGATCATCGCATACATCTAGATTTACATTATGACCACCAATGGACACATAAACACTTTTGCGCCACGCTCGAACATGGTCAGGCGCATACCAGATATACGCCATGCTGTGGCTTGTTGGTGCAAAAGAATTCATTGAGTAATGTTCTTTGCCACGCCACATGACTTTTTTATAAGTCCACCCATAATGAGCATCGTATGGTGTAAATTCATTGTTTACATGATAGGTGATACTATCACTGTATACAAATCCAACAGTAGGATCTTGAAATGCTTTGTATAATTCTTCTAAGCAATCTGGTGTGAGCATATCATCATGATCGACCTCAACAAGAACATCACCTGTTCCTAGATGAAAGGCTTTGTTCTTATTGAAGCCGATTTTAGAATTGATCTCATCACTCACAACAATTTTAATGCGCTCATCAGACTTAATCGCAACTAGCACTGGGTAATTTACTAGAGCATCCAAACCACCTTCCACACCATTCAAATAAATCACCCACTCCCAGTTCTCATAAGTTTGAGCAACAAGACTCTCATACAAGTCACCCAGAAACGAGTTCTTCAGGTGAGTGGGTGTTATAATGCTAAATTTCACAGTTCGCAGACTCCTGCCGAGCAAGCCAATTCTTTTGCTGAAGTTGTTGTATCTGTTTCTTCCATAAACTCTACCCAATTGATATCCACATTTTGGCGAGCAAGAAGTTCGTTATACAACGATTCATCAATTTCTTCGTAAGGTGCCTGACGATATGAACCGTTGTCGCGTGGGAGGAAAGAAACACCTGAGAGAATCGAGATGTTCTTATAGACCCATGCACCAACTTCCATCCACTCATCATCACCAACATATACAGTGATAGATGGCTTGTGTTCACACCAGTGATCTTGATAGATCTTCCAAAGTTCCAACTGTTCAATCGCAGTCATGTCGTTGCGTGTAACAGAGTTCTTTGGTGCCTTCATTGGGAATGAGAACACCCAATTTGACTTGCTGTAGAAATCTTCCTCAGCAAAGTATCCCTTGTTAATCATAAACTGAGCAAGAGGATCCTTCATATCAGCCCTAACTCTACGAATATAATATTGGGCATAGCGTGGGTGAATGCCTGAAGCGGAATCAACCAACTGTGATACAGTACCTGAAGGTTTGACGCAAGTAATTGCAGCCGACTGTGGAACACCAAGAGCATGTGCGAATTCCTTATTTGTTTCAACGCAATGAAGTCTGATAGCATCCAATGCATCAGCAAGTTTTTGTGATGGCTTATTAAGCAACTTGTTATCACAAATACCAGTAAAGGAAACGCCAAGTAGTCTTTCTTCATCGCAATTATTCTTCCATTTCTTATTGATGTAGCGGAAGTCTGTTAGCGTTGACTGAAGTGTACCAATGATTGTAGCCAAACGAGCCTTACGCTTCAATGATTCAACATCATCATTTGCGCGAACAACGATCTCAGAAAGATTACAGAACTCAAATGGACGAAGAATGATTTCACTGCAAGGATTTGTGCCGAACTCATGCTTTGGATCGCGGCGACCATTCTTAGCAGCAACAGCCTGTGAAGCAGCACGAGAGAAGATACCACGCTCACCAGACTTTGACATATAAAGAGCATGCCATTCATTCATGAATGTATCCATGTCTACTCGTTTGTCATACACTGCCGAAATATTTGCAAGTGCTCTTTGCCCATTGTGCGTCCACCAGTCACCTGACTTTGCATGACGCAACTGGTCATCGTTGAGGTCAGTTAGAGAAATGAGAGCAGAACGGCGAACACCACCGCAAACAACAATATCAGCAATCTTGCATACAATGTCATGGCACTCCAAGGTAGACAGTTTCCTGCCTCTTGCCTTTGTAAAGATATTGAGAGTGAATTTGAATAGATCGACCAATGGTTCTGGACCAGATGCGCGACCACCAAATACCTTTAGACGCTCACCCGCTGGGCGAACCTTTGATACATCCCACTTCGCGATCTTACCAGAATACAGAAGCGAAACGATTTCACGATAAGCAGAAGCCCATCCAATCTTAGAATCAGCAACGACAACGGTTGTGTCTGTTTCGTGTAGTTCTTCTGGAACTTCTGGAAGTTTGTTAGTGTACTTTGATTCAACAGAGAAACCAACACCTGTTCCGCACATTAGAACATACATGATTTCATCAAATGCTTTTGTATTATCAATGGCAACATACGAGCAATTATAACCAGCGACTTGATCCTTTTCCAAAGCAGGTCCTGCGGTCATCAAGCAACGCATTGATGGCATGACTTCTAGATTTAGAATAGCAGTGCGCAATTCATCCCAAGGAACTTTCTTATTGTTGTCTGTTTTGCTCTTAAAATAACTGATGTATCTGTCAACAGTTTCATCCCATGTTTCTCGACGACCTAGATCATCGTTGAATCGTGCATATCTGGAAATGTGAATGAAATCTTGATAAATGCTAGGAAGTCTCGTAGCCATGATTGCTCCTTATTATTCTTGTGCGATGAATTGCGTTGATAGAGGGAATACTTCAGCAATAACCTTGGCGCACTCTTTCGCGATATCCATATGTTCTTTTTGAGTGCAGTTACCGCTTCGGAGTTGTATTTAGTGAATCCAAGATCTTAATGTACCGCTCATATACATACGGGACATAGTTAATCCCTCTGGAAGAACAGCACGAGCCTGTTCTTTAGCAATATTGTTATCGATTGCCCATCTGTAGACTTGTTTTACATGATCTAACAATTCTCTTTGGCGCACATCCCACTCATATTGCACCATTACTTCTGCGCCAGAAATAGAATTTTGGCGGTTAGTTGGGTCTTGGAGTCTTGCTTCTCGAGTAACAAATTCCAGATCCTTTGTTGGGTCTGCGTAACGCTGCGAAAATTCCTGGAAAGAAAAACTGCGATGGCGAAGAATCTGACGAGCAATGTCTCTAGTTGTTTCAATTTCTAGACACATTGTTGCCATTTCTAGCGGTGACCAGTGCTGATGCTTCACCAGATACTTGATCAATTTTTCAGCAGTTTCACTGTTTAATTGATTAGAGGGATTGGAGACTCTTGCGCAATAAGCAACAAGGTCCGTTGGTGTCTCCAATCCCTCTAAAACTGGTTTACTGTATGATACTAATTGTACTTTCATATCACGAATTCTTTTTGAGCCAGTCCAAAACATTTTTTGGTGCTGTTTCACCGTAAGGGTCTGTGGTGCAGTTGTCTTCAAAACCAGGCTCAACAAACATCTTTTCAATCACGCCATTCTTTACAACTGCAGCATAGCGCCATGAACGAACACCGAAGCCAAGATTATCTTTCTTGACTAGCATCTTCATCTTCTTTGTAAACGCGCCACTGCCGTCAGGAATGACCTTGACATTAACAAGATTTTGCGACTTCGCCCATGCGTTCATAACGAAAGCGTCGTTGACTGATACGCAATAGATTTCCTTGATGCCACATGTCTGAAAATCAGCAAACATCTTTTCGAAGTCTGGCAACTGATATGTTGAACAGGTTGGTGTAAATGCACCTGGCAATGAGAATAGAACAACACGCTTGCGCTTGAACAAGTCCTTGCTCTTTACATCTTCCCAACGATATGGGTTATTCCCGCCAACAGACTCATCACGCACGCGAGTCTTGAAAACTACATTAGGAACTCTCTTTCCTTCCATATTCATAATTATTCTCCATTATTTACATTAAAAATTTGTGTTTGTAGATGCTTAATCTCTTTTGTGCCGCCCTCTGCTGCTAGAGTTTGAGCGCGAACTATTGCATCGGAATACTCAGTAAATTTGCTATCGTCAAACCACCACCATTTATCAAAATAAAATTTTGGCTCGCGACGATATTCAACATACCAATGTCCAGCATGAAACTGCAGTCTTACTTGAGTGATAGGATTTTTTACAATTTCTAAACCGAGGTCTGATAGATTACTCATGTTAACACCTTTTCCAACTTGTAAAGGTTAATTTTGCAGATAAACCTTTGTGCGTATTTCTATCTATAATATCTTTTATCTCGTCTGAAGTCAAGTTATTTTGTATCATTTCATTTATATCTTTCCCAGGAACATTCTCTGGAAACAAACAAACAGAATGACCAGCGTCAATTGATTTCTCAATTTGCTTTACAATATCTTTATTTCTTCTTTCGTTATCGTAAACTAAAACAACATCTAGTTCTGGAAAAATTGCTGCCACGCCACCCAAATTGCTATCACCAGAGGCAACACAATTCGGCAAGAAATAAGAATCAAACTGTCCTTCAACGACATAGATTCTATCTTCTTTTCGTACACGGTGCAATCCAAACACTTTCTTCTCATCTGACACCTTTACAGTGACATACCGTATCTTGGTGTCAGACAATGCTCTTCCCGCGACATTTGTAATCTCACCCCTTTCGTTGGT